CAGAATTTTTTCAGATGTATCCTTTTGCGCCATCCCATCACCTTCTTTTCTCTTGTTATTATAGTAGCATACAGATGTGAAATTTACAAGCAATATAACGATCTCATAACAAAAAGGAGAGTCCGAAGACTCTCCCAGATAGTGTTTATTTTTTTCTTACCATGCAGCGTTTTTTGAAGAATGCGATGCCGTAGCAGAGGATGTCATCATAGTCATCCCGGAAATCTGCCGCATACATCCGGTCATTGATCTGCTGAATGGCAGTATCACAGGCATCCGGCAGAGCATCCAGAGTTTTTGCATACTTGGCTTCAAAAATTGCCACACGACCATTGCGGATATCCTTTACAATAACATCGCTACGCCCCTCGCCATGCTCTTTGTTGGATTCTACCACATAGCCAGCACCAGTAAAGATGCCTGCAAGGAAAGCGTGGTAAAAATCCTCCCGATAGTCATGGTAGCTGATGGTCATACGCAGCAGCTTGGTCATTTCTTTTGTCAGAGCTTCGCTGTTTCCGCTCCAGACTGCATCAAACAACGGGCTGCGGTTCCATGCCTTTGCACTGTCATCAAACCATTTGCTTACAGTGGTTTCAAAAATTTCCCGAATCTCTGCATTGGGAATCATCAGCGCAGAGCAGCCATCCGGCAGTGAATCCGCCAGATCCTTATCCCGCACCTTGGTCAGATAGCCCGTCAGATACAGCACACTCCAAAGATTTTCCTCCGAGGAGTGCAGATAATCGTAGGTCAGGTTTTCTTCAATGTGCTGGACAATGGAGCCGCCAGCCATCAGCGTTTCGAGCTTCGTGGTGATATTGTCACCTGCATACTCGATAAAAGAACGGATAATAGCATTATCGCTGGTGTTTTTCCAATAGCTTTTCGGCTTCTGTGCTACACCATACTGGAAATCTCGCAGATAACTGATCACGTCCCACGGACAATAAATGTCTGCATCGCCAAAATGATAACCGTTGTACCATGCCTTGATTTCAGCAGACTGCGATTCAAGACCAGCATCTTTCAGCATTTGATCTACATCTGCCTGTGTGAAACCAAAGNTAAAAATGCTTTCTTTGGCAATTTTCAGGCAGCCAGTAACAACAGCAAAGTCAAGGGAGGTGTTGTCTTTAAGCGTGGTGCTCATCATAGCACGCATCACGTCCAGCATCTGCGAATAATATCCGTTGCTGCTGGCTTTTGCAATGGGAACATCATACTCATCCAGAATGACGACCGCCGACTTTTTGAAATGGATTTCCAGCATCCGGGTCAACAGCAAAAAGCAGCTTTTGGTTTCATCCATGGATGCAGTGCGTCCAAGAATCCGCTTAAAGATGCCTTTGTCATCGTCAGAAATAGCAGCGTCATCCAAAAGAAACTGATAATCCTGAAATGCAAATGCCAATTTCATACACAGCATTCCATAGGCACTTTCAAAGGTCAGACCGTCCGTGTCCTTGAAAGAGAAAAAGACCACAGGACACTGATTCATCCACTTTTTGCAAAGTGTCGTATTTTTGGAGATCGCCAATCCCTCAAACAGTTGCTTGCTGTCTTTGCGGATGTCTAGAAAATTTGCGAGAGTGCTCATACCAAGGGATTTTCCGAAACGGCGAGGACGAGTAATTTGAGTTACTTCAACCGGCCCTTTATCAAGGAGGTCAACAATCAGATTTGTTTTGTCGATATAATAGTATCCGTTGTTGCGCATCTCGGCAAAATCCGAGATGCCAATCGGATATTTCAACTTTCTCATGTACTGCTCCCTTCTAAGAAAACTCACTATTGTAAATGTAACATAATGTGCAAATCTGCACAAGAACCAAGAATTATTGAAGCTGTTGTTATGCTACGTTCAATCTGGTTGCTTTGTAGCAGTCTGCGCACATTCCCTCATGGGTAGCTGCAAATTCTGCCGCCTGCATGATGGAGCCATCCTTCAGCTTGACCCTCTTAATAGGCTGATTGCACCGGGCACAGATGCAGGGCACAGGCGGCTGTTCCTGCTTTTGGCTGGTGGATCTCGGCTTCGGCTGCTTTTGCGGCTCTGCCTCCGGCTGTGGTGCAGCATCTTCCGGCAAATCCTCTCCGGCATAAACGTACAGGCCCAGACCAAACATAGCGAGGTTCTTTACCAAGCACCGCATGATAGCTTTATTCACATCGAACATGGAGGCTGCTTCTACGGTGCGTTCTTCCATGCCGATCTTTTCACGGCGGCGGGTCTGCGGATTGTAGTCCCATTTCGGGGTGGTGTAGGTGTAAGGCGTGGCTTTCATCGCTTTATTTGCGCCATCCAGTACAGGCAGCCACATTTCGTGCGAAACGCCCTCAATTGTGACCGAGGTGTACACCATGAAGCCGGTTATGGGATCATAAACATAG